GACTGGTACTTTATATGGCAGGACGCAAATCACCTTGACGGGATTTCCAAACACATCCAATTTCACATCAATCAGGCTTGTAGATGGAAACCCATCGTTCTCAAGCATTGCGTCTGGGACCACCGTGAGGCTGTATGGAATCAAGAGGTCGTAATGTCAATTGAAAATCTTACCCAAAGATCCCCAAGGATTTCGTCAAAGGGGTCAATGATTGTCCATACGGGGACAGCAACTGCTGAACTTCCTGTGGGGTCAAACTCAACGTATTTGATTGCAAATAGTTCTGCAAGCGTTGGGATTAACTGGGCAACCACGACTGCGTTTGCTTCTCCAGTTATGGAAATCATTTCATCAAATACCTTAACCGCATCAGCAACGTCCGTTAGGTTTTCCAACATCCCATCAACCTACGAAGGGTTGGTCCTTACAATTTCACACGCAAAAACTAGCACGGCGTATACATCGAGGGAAATTAACTTTTCGTTTAACTCAAGCAGTACTGGATATCTTTATATCGTAACAGGAAACACGAGTTCTGGGACAACCACTGTCTATAGAAGCAGAAGTGCTTCAAGCCTAGAGGCATCGTTTGTGATTGGTGGGGCAAACTATACTTCGGTTATTTCCAATGGTAGCCCTGGTGGTATAGAAATTCAGATTCCAGGATATAAAACGAACAAAAATAAATCTTGCCAGTGGGTTGCAAATGCAGCCCAATACATTTCCCACGGGATAGGAGGGTGGACAAACACGGCGGCAATTAGCGATATATATATAACATTTAATGAGATGCAATCTGGTGCAAAGTTTACCCTATATGGCACTTCGGTGTAAGGAGATATGATGAGTGAAGAAACAAAAAGACCAGTTCGATTAGTTGTCAATTGCGATACAAAAGAACAACAGTACATTGAGTTGACGGACGAAGAGATTGATCAGATGGATGCTGACAGGATTGCAAAAGAAGAGCGTGATGCAGCGCGTGCAGCAGAAGAGGCAGCAGTCATTGCCGCTCGTGAGTCAGCCCGCNNGCAGAAGTGGCTGCGCTCGTCAAGTAATGGCCGAGCTTGCACCAGTCCTGACTGGTTGCCACGTTTGCAGGAGTCCACTGGTTGACCTCATCAACAAGCGGATTTCCGGAGGCATGAGCGACATTGCCGTGTCAAGCTGGCTCAAGGAGGAGGGGTCCTACATCAGCCGGATTACCATTGGCAAGCACAAGCGCGAACACATGACATCACAGCACGAATCGGCTAGAATTGAAGCCGCACGAGTGCTCAAGAAGCAACAGGGGACAATCAAATTCAAAGGCGATCTGGCAAGTTTGGTCCGGGATCAGGTTGCCGCTCTGGTGGACGCCGGCCAACTGACACCGACGCTTTCGGAGGGGCTGAGGGCTCAGGAAATTATTGACAGAAGGCAGGAGAAAAGCAGTGACAGAGAGCTCACACTCGCGCTGGCGGGAATTCTTGGAGGATCTCACTTGGTCGAAGGTTCCGCTGTTCTTGTTGAGGACGAGCAGGGAGTTTCAGGAGATCTCCTCCTACCCGTTCAAGGTGAGGTTCTCGCCGTTCCTGACCAGGAGCGGGTACTGGGAATGGAGAAAATCGCTGCAGATGGCGGCCAAAGCGGTTCGCAGGCACAAAATCCCGGTACGCTCAATTGACATCCACCACCACTGGCTCAACCCGTCTTGTGATCTCGGTGTTGCGGACGACGGGTCAAAGACGATTAGTCTCTGTGACAACCACCCAGAAACCGCACTCCACGAGCTCGCTCACCTATGGACACAAGATCGCCATACGAAAGCATGGGCGCGCAGGCTCTTCCAACTACACCGCGAATATCTTTCTGATCAAGAAGTCGGGTTCTTCCAGCGCGAAACAGTCCGCCGGTACAATACGGCAAGAGAACTCGTTGAAAGCGGGGAGATCCTCAAGCGCTGCATCTGCGGCAGGAGAACCAAGTGAGGCTTGAGATCCGTTCTCAGCTTGACCACGTTGAGGCTGGCGGGATCCTTGACGATTGCGGACCATCAAGCGCGGCAGCGGCCGTCTCGTGGGTGACCAAGACCGATATCTCGGCAGCAGATGGGATCAAGGCAAAGGAGAAGGCCACAGGATACAAGGACAAGCCCGGCGTCAGCGACAACGGGTCCAGCCTGTGGGATTTGATCAGGACATGCAAGGCACTTGGCGCCAACGCTCGATATCCGAGGGATTGGCAAGACTGCGTGGAGAGCGCAAAGAATGGGGCAGCGCTGATCATCAATGTCCAGGCTGCAAAGAACTACCCGCAGCAGGCGCTCAGCTCGTGGCACAAGCGGTACATCGGAAGGCACGCAGGTGCTACGTATGGACACATGGTCGCCGCGTCGTGGTGCGAGGATCATGGGTGGCAGTTTGCGGATCCGACATTCAGCGGTAAGGGGAAAGAGAAGTTTGCCGTCATCGTGACGGAGCAGGAACTGAAGGCAATCGCCTCCAGCAAGGGTGACGCACCGTTCAAGCGGTGCATCATCGTAAAGAAGTAGGGAGAATCATGAGCAAAGATCTCAAGGCCACACTCGCGTCCTGGGGGCGCTCGTTCGTTGCAGCATGCTTGGCACAGTTCCTTGCGCTCGGCGGCAGCGTGTTTGATCTCAACCGGGATGGCGTGAAGTCCATCGTTGCAGCCGGCGTGGCTGCCGTTGTTCCAGTCGTCATCCGAAAGTTGAATCCAAACGACGCAGTATTTGGAGACAAGTAAGACTATGGCAAAGCGAGGCATGTTCGGGGGTTCTCGATTTGGGTACAGCGGCTTTGGCCGGTCTGGGTTCAAGCGTGGATTCGGCCGTGCCTCGTTTGGCAGAAAGGCAGAGATCCCAGGATTTGGAGTTGCCGAAGACATGATGCGCATGTTCAAGGAAATGCAATCTCCTGGATTTGGGATGCAGGCGCCATCAACCCCTGCCCCAGTTTCTTCTCCTCGTTCTGGCGGTGGCGGTGGCGGTGGCGGCGGTGGTGCCACTGGATGGATCAAGCCACCCAATGATTTTTTTGGTGGCCTAGTTGGGCCGGGAACATATACACCTCCAACATCTGTTAGCAGCCCGTATTGGGACAGCCCAACATCCGGGCTCAACCCAGCGAACAAACCAAAGCCAAATCAAAATAAGCCCGGCGGCACTGTTCAAACTGGCGTAAAGGTTAGGTTTAGGCCGAAGCTCACGCCTCCGGCACGGTAAGGAGAAGATTATGGCAAAGGATAAGGACAAAGAACCACAGCCGCTTTGGGGAAAAAAGGGAAAGTATAAGCCGATCATGCAGGGCGGGTATGGTCCGATCTTTGGCGGGACAAAGAGCAGACCGCTTTTGCTCAACGATCTTATTTCTTCCATTAAATCGGAACGACGCGGGTTTGAAAACGAAGTAACTATTTCTAAGAAGCAAGCGGCTAGATACGCTGACCTCGTGCAACGTGCCCAAAACGAAGGCGTCCAGGTAAACATTCTTGGGAAAAAGGCATATAAAAACAGAGAATTTGATCTAAGAAGCACTGGAACCACCAACGTTCGTGGTGGATTTGCAAATAGCCCAAAGGGGCAAGCAGCGCAAGCAAAGTTCCTTGCTCTTGGCGGTCAAGTTCTTGAGCCAACGACAACCAAGAAGGGCGTAGCCAAGGCTGGCAATATCATTGCGCCGCCAAAGAGTTCTCAAGTTGCTGGCGACAGGTCTACGTTTGCCAGATATTACGGCATCTATTCTGCACCCGGCAAGCCTCGGAATCGAGGAAAGCGCTTTAGGAGAGGCAATGGCTAGATCGGCGGCCTGGCAGCGCAAAGAGGGCAAGAACCCCAAGGGCGGACTGAACGCTCGCGGGCGGGCGTCCTACAAGGCACAAACAGGCGGCACGTTGAGGGCTCCGGTCAAGAGCGGAGACAATCCTCGCAGGGCATCGTTCTTAGCTCGGATGGGGAATATGCCGGGTCCAGAACGAGACGAGAAGGGCCGGCCCACGCGCCTGCTGCTTTCGCTGCAGGCATGGGGCGCAAGTAGCAAAGCAGATGCCAAGGCAAAAGCCAAGGCGATTAGCTCAAGAAATAGGGGGAAGAAGTAATGCCATTAAAGAAAGGTTCATCGCAGAAAACTATTTCCGCCAACATCCGCAAGGAACTGAAGGCTGGCAAGCCGCGTAAGCAGGCTATTGCCATCGCCCTCTCCGCTGCTGGTAAGTCTAAAAAGAAGAAGGGGTCACGATAATGCCGATGGTTGAAGGGAAGAAGTTTCCATACACGAAGAAGGGGATCGCCGCTGCCAAGAAGGCCTCAGCCAAGCACGAGAAGTCTGAGGGCAAGAAAGAACGGATGATTGAGTACGGAAAGAAGAAGGGCGGAAAGCGTGGCCGCTAAGCCAGGGCTATACGCCAACATCAACGCCAAGCGCAAGCGGATCGCCGCTGGTTCTGGCGAGAAGATGCGCAAGCCAGGGACAAAGGGGGCCCCGACCGCTAAGGCATTTAAAGATTCTGCCAAGACGGCGAAGAAGAAGAGTTGAAGCTTGACCTCAGCAAAGGATCCGTTGCACGCGATTTGGCTCTCGGCCGCACTGACGTCAAGTTCTTTGCTGCTCGCTGGCTCGGTATCAACGGCAATCCCGGCCAAGCAAAATGGTGGGCCGCATGTGCAGAACGCGACGAGTCTGGATGGAGGCCACGATATCTCACGACCGTCGTATCCGCAGGCAATCGTGCGGGGAAAACGCTGGCGATGGCGGTACTATGTTTCCATCATGCCTTCTATAAGCTCGGACTTAAATCTCCAGAAAGGACCCAGGAAGACGCTCTTCGGTGGATGAGCCAACCGTACGACTGGTACCACATCGGTATCCAGCAGGAAACGGCAGAGCTAGTCTATCGGGAACTGGTATCCATTCTTGAAGGAATCCATCCAGCACAAAAGGGGAGCGGGTGTCCGATCACCAGAGAGATCGGCGGTATCGCAGCATATGACAAGAAGTACAGGGGAGAATATCCTTGGATAAAGATTCATCCACAGTTCGGCGGAGCAAACATCCACTTCCGAACGACGCAAGACAAGGCCAAAGCGCTGCTTGGGAAAGACATGCACGGAATTTCCTTCGACGAAGCAGCGTTCGAGCCCTATCTGGATTTGATCTACCAGGAGGTGCTGAACCTACGGCGGCTCTCTACTGGCGGGCCCTTGCACTTCATCGGAACGCCAACGGAGGGGCAGAACTTCTACGCGGACCTGTGGGAAAGGGGAGACGAGAGGAACCCTAACAGAGATCCGCAGTTCATCAGCTTCCGATTGTCCACACGAGACAACGTTGGTTACGGATTGTCGCCAGATACGTTTGANNAGTTCATTGAGGCTAGAGAGTCGTTCTTCTCGGCACAATCGGTGGAACAGTGTTTCTTCGTTGATCTTGCCGATGACGTTGCGCCTGTCAGTGGACGCAGATACGTCCAAGGAGTTGATCCCGGTATTTCTTCCGACGCGACCTGGGCTGTCACGATTGACTATACAGATCGCCAAGGCATGCGCGGAGTTAGAGCTAGACGACGAAGCGGAAAACAAAGCATTGCCGCCGTTGTTAATATGGTGAGGGAGAGCCACCTACTGTATAATCAGGATCGCTCGTTCTGCACCACCGTCGTTGACTCCACTGGTCTAGGCGGTCGGTTGTTCCAACAAGAATTCAACGTGATTCGCCCGATTCGCGGGGTGGACTTTGGGGGGACAAAGGCAAAGAAGCTTGAGATGCTACATGATCTCAAGTCAATTATCGACAAGGGCCAGATCGCGTTCCCGCGTGTGGGCCCGTGGATGGAGATGCGCAAGCAGCTCCTAGCGTACAAGCTCAATGACAAAAAGCTGGAAACAGACGCAGTCATGGCGCTCGCACTTGCTGTGCGTCACGCACTGAGGAATCCCGAGAAGGCGGTAGACAATCCGACCTTCTCCTACTACGGAGCAGTTGATT